TCTCAGAGGATCAACGATGAACAGCGTTTCACGATGCTTCAGGCTACTCAGCTTGGTGCTGCTTACAAGCTCGCTAATCTCGTGCGCCCACAGGCACCTGGATATCCAGTCGGTAAAGCCAGTGGGACAACCCAAAGTGATCTTGCCGGACGTACTATTGTCTCAGCCCCGGATGCCAACTTGGTTGCAATCTCTTCTGCCGACTTCGACGTCTGCACCGAAAACTCCGTAGGTTTGTTGAAGGCCTATAACTGGGGTGTGGCCCAACCGAAATAATTGCTCTACAGCTTCAGCTGATTACGAGACAAAGGTGATGGGGTCCATGGAAACCAAGCAGTTCGTGTTGAACGAAAATCTGTCTCAGAAGATGACGGATTGGACCCGTGAGCCTACGCTTCAGGATCTGAAAAACGATCTGCTGAATGCCAAGCAGCACCATGACAGCCACATGGCCAAGGTAGATAACTGGAACAACCTTCTCCATGCCAGGGGCGGTTCGAAGCCTCCTATGGTCAAGGGGCGTTCGAGCGTACAGCCCAAGCTGGTACGTCGTCAGGCTGAGTGGCGGTATTCGGCTCTGACGGAGCCCTTTTTGGGCACGGACAAGATGTTTGATGTCCAGCCAATTACCTTCGAAGATGCCAACTCGGCTGAGCAAAACGCCAAGGTTCTCAATTACCAGTTCCGGACCAAGATCAACCGGGTAAAGTTCATCGATGATTTCGTGCGTAGCACAGTCGATGAGGGCACCTCGATCATCAAGGTCGGCTGGAAACGATCTATGATGAAGGTGGAACAGACGGTCCCCATCTATGACCACTATCCCATCGAGCAGGACCAAGACATCAAGAACCTACAGGATGCTGTTGCCATGAAGGCACAGGATCCTCGGACGTATGAGGACATGACGCCCCCTGAGATCAAGGCTGCTGTCGATTATTATGAAGAGACTGGTACTGGAACCGTCTGCAAGCAGAACGGAACCAAGAAGGTCATGGTCGATAAGGTGCTGGAGAATTTCCCGACAGCGGAAGTTCTTCGCATCAAGAACGTCTTCCTCGATCCAAGCTGCAACGGGGATTTCGAAAAAGCCCTGTTCGTGATCGTTTCGTTTGAGCCAACGAAGGCTGATCTGGTCAAAGAGGGCAAGCGTTACAGCAACCTCGATATGGTCGATTGGGAAGGCTCAACGCCTGCTAATGATCCTGAGCACGCCACTGGCACACCCATTGAGTTCGCTCTCAAGGGTGCTCGGAAGCGTGTGGTCGCTTACGAGTATTGGGGCTTTTACGACATCCATGGTGATGACTGCCTCGTGCCATTTGTCGCTACCTGGATTGGTTCAACGCTCATTCGAATGGAGCTGAACCCATTCCCAGATCAGAAGCTGCCGTTCGTTGTGGTGCCATATCTTCCAATCAAGCACAGCCTCTATGGCGAGCCTGATGCTGAGTTGCTGGAAGACAACCAGAAGATCCTCGGAGCGATCACTCGTGGTCTGATCGATTTGCTGGGACGCTCAGCAAATGGTCAACAGGGCTTTGCCAAAGGCATGCTCGACCCACTGAACCGGCGTCGGTTCGATGATGGGAAGGACTACGAGTTCAACCCGAACATGCCGCCTGCAAATGGCCACATGCAGCACAAGTATCCGGAGTTCCCACAGTCGGCACTTCAGATGCTCAATCTCCAGAACATGGATGCTGAGAGTCTTTCAGGCGTCAAGAGCTTTGCTGGTGGTATTTCAGGGCAAGCTTATGGTGACGTCGCTGCTGGTGCCAAGGGTGCCATGGACGCTGCTGCCAAACGTGAGATGGCTATTCTGCGTCGTCTGGCGAAGGGCATGTCCGAGATCGGACAGAAGTTCTCGACGATGAACCAAGTGTTCCTCTCCGACAAGGAGACGATCCGTATCACCAACGTGCCTTACGTGGGTAAGAAATTCTACGCTGCCAATGAGGACGCCAACGAGACTGAAGGCGGCGAAGCCGACGACAAAAAGATGGTGGGTCACAATGGTGGACCCAAGATGGAAGACCAGTTCGAGACCATCAGCCGTGATGATCTTGCTGGCTCGTTCGATTTCAGTGTCGATATATCCACTGCCGAAGTGGACAATGCCAAAGCTCAGGATCTAGCATTCATGCTTCAAACCATGGGTCCGAACATGGACCTGGGTATGACCCTGATGATCCTCTCAGAGATTGCTGAGCTGAAGCGTATGCCCGCCCTGGCTCAGAAGATCCGGAGCTATGCGCCGAAGCCTGATCCAATGGCTCAGCAGAAAATGCAGCTGGAAATCGAGCAGCTGTCACTGACCAACAAGAAGCTTCAGAGCGAGATTGATCTGAACGAAGCCAAGGCAAAGGCTTCCACCAACATGGCTGACAAGGCTAATCTGGACTTCGTGCAGCAGCAAGATGGTACGACGCATGCTCGCCAGATGGCACATGCTGAAGCACAAGCCGATGGCAACAAAGATCTGGAAGTGACCAAGGCACTTCTTAAGGCTCGGAAGCCTGACGAGACTCCCCCGAACATTGAAGCTGCTGTTGGGTACAATGCATTGACCAAAGATAAGTCTGCAAATGCAGCCCAGCCAACTCCAGCACCGGTTGACATTCCACAGAATTTGAGTGAACAACCACAGTCTCAACAACCAATTGCTCCTCAGCCAGGATTTCCTGCACCTGAGGGACAACCTGGAGCAGATCCAATGCAGGACCAGCAGGGTTTGCCTCAGTCGATTCTAGCGCAGTAAGAACCAAGGATCAGAGATCACATGAGCGAGCTTGCACAACTGGAAGAACAGCAGAAGAACGCCAATCAGCTCATCGAGCTAAAGAAGGCTGCCATCCGTCTCTCCATCAATTCCGACTTCAAGACCTTGTTCCAGAAGGGCTACTTCCTCGAAGAAGCAGCTCGTATGGTGCAGCTCGCCTCTGATCCTTCGCTGACCAAAGAGCAGCGTGAAGATGCAAACGATATGGCGAAGGCCACTGGCCACGCCAAGCGTTATCTCTCGATGATCGTCCAAATGGCTGCCGTGGCCGAGCGTGATATCGAAGAGCTGGAAGCTGCCATCGTCGAAGCTCGTGAAGCAGAAGACGCTGCCAATCAGCCACAACCAACAGCCAACGCTGCCGGTGATGTGGAGGGCGGTCTCTGATGCCAACCGAATTTGCTGAGGGTGACAACCCTCTCGGACAGTCCGATGAGGACTTCATGAACATGAACGCCCCACCTGCTATTCAGCAGGTGGATGAGCCGGTTGTCACCGAGCCAGTGGTCGTTCTCGATCTTGAGACCCCAGCTGCCTCCAATCCTGCCGTTCTTGCTGTGGTTCCAGAAACCCCGGCTGAACCGACAGCCAAGGATCCTGTCGCTGAAGGTGAAGACGATGATGAGCCTATCATCGGTGGAATGCCTGAGGCTCTCAAGAAGAAGCCGACTGCTCCAGCACCTGCTGCATCGGATGCCAGCAAGGATCCGAAAACTCCTGTCATTGCTGCTCCAGCTGCTGAAGCTGGGGCAGTCGAGACGTTTGCTGTACCTCGGACCATCCGGGCCAATGGCAAAGACATCGCTCTCAAGAGCGAAGCAGAAGCTCTGCAACTCATGCAGATGGGTGCCAATTACACCCGGAAGATGCAGGAGCTGAAGCCTCAGCAGGGTATCCTGTTGATGCTACAGAACGCTGGGATTGCCGACGAAGGCAAGCTTAGCTTCCTGATCGATCTGCATAACAAAAATCCCAAGGCGATTGCACAACTCGTCAAGGATTCCGGTATCGATCCACTCGATATCGACACCGACCAACCATCGGGCTACCAACCAGGCAATCATTCCGTCTCGAATGAAGAAGCAAATTTCCGTTCCACGATCACCGAGCTGGCCAGTTCGGATAAGGGTGCGGAAACAGTTGCAGAAATCAATACGAAGTGGGATAATGTCAGCAAGGAAGTGATCTGGAAGAACCCGGAGATCATGCCGATAATCCATGCTCAACGTGAGAGTGGCGTCTATGATGTCATTGTCACAGAGATGGACCGGAGGATTACGCTGGGCCAAATTCAGGCAGGTACACCCTTCCTCGAAGCGTACAAGACTGTCGGTGACGATCTGTCGGCGGCTGCTCTTGCAGCAAATGGAGGTCAAGCTCCAGGGACCACGACCCCTCTCGGACAGCCAGCACCGGCCAGTGCTCCAGCTGCACCCGTACCAGTGGCAACCCGAACGGCGACTCCAAAGCCAGCTGTGAGTAATGGTGATAAAGCGGCAGCGGCGGGGCTTACCCGTTCAACGCCGGGTGCAACCGATCGCAAGGTGATCAATCCACTCACCATGAGTGATGACGCCTTTATGAAAGCTTTCGAGGGCAGGCTCTAATCGAGTAGCCTTCAGGGGGGACTACAAGTCATGTTGAACTACAATGCCGGAGGCATAACCTCCACCATCGACGCAGCTGGCCAGTCTAGCCAGTTCGTCAATCTGTTCTGGCTGAAGAAGGCCATCATTACTGCTCGTCGTGAGCAGTTCTTCATGCCCATGGCGTCGGTCACCAACATGCCGAAGCACTATGGCAAGACCATCAAGGTCTATGAATACATTCCGCTTCTGGACATCCGGAACGTGAATGACCAGGGTCTCGATGCGTCGGGTGCCACGATCTCGGACGGCAACCTCTATGGTTCGTCCAAGGACATCGGCACCATCACGTCGAAGCTGCCGACGCTGACCGAAAACGGTGGGCGTGTGAACCGGGTCGGCTTTCGCCGTCTCGAACGCACGGGCTCGCTGTTCAAGTTCGGCTTCTTCATGGAGTTCAGCCAGGAGTCGATGGATTTCGACACCGACGATGAGCTCATGGAGCACCTCGCTACCGAGCTGATGAACGGTGCGATGCAGCTGACCGAAGCCGTCCTCCAGCGTGATCTTCTGGCTGCTGCCGGTCTGATCATCTATGCTGGTGCTGCCACGTCGAACGCCACCGTTACCGGTGCAGCGAACCGCGACAAGGTGGACTACGCCGACATGATGCGTCTGGATCAGGCGCTGACCGACAACCGGACTCCGAAGCAGACCAAGGTGATCACTGGCAGTCGTTTGATCGACACCAAGACCATCCAGTCTGCCCGGATGATGTTCGTTGGTCCTGAGCTCGTCCCCATGCTCAAGGGCATGGTTGACCTGTTCGGCAACAAGGCGTTCATTCCGATCCAGCAGTACGGCGATGCCGGTACGATCATGAACGGGGAAATCGGCACGATCGATGCTTTCCGTATCATCGAAGTTCCGGAAATGCTCAGCTGGGCCGGTGCCGGTGCCGTCGAAGGAACCAATCCTGGCTATCGTGCCACGGGTGGCCACTACGACGTGTTCCCGATGCTGGTGATCGGTGATGACAGCTTCACCACGATCGGCTTCCAGACGGACGGCAAGACGGTGAAGTTCACCGTCATGACCAAGATGCCCGGCATGGAAACTGCCGATCGCAACGATCCGTTCGGTGAGACTGGCTTCAGCTCAATCAAGTGGTACTACGGTATCCTGATCAAGCGGGCCGAACGCATCGGCATGATCAAGACCGTCGCTCCGGTGTAATAGCCTGAGTGATGCTGAGATGGGGGGCGGGCTTAGGCTCTCCCCCCTTTTCTGGTGCCAGTGACCAAGGCAATTAGGGGATTTCAGAGTGAACCAGGAAGACAAAAACGGCAACATCTTGCCCCCCAATGAGCTTCAGATGCTCAAGGATCGTGCCAAGATGATGGGCATTCAATTCTCGGGAAACATTGGTCTCGACGCTCTCAAGGCCAAGGTCACTGCCAGGATGGAAGGCGAACCTGATGAGGCTGAAGTCCAAACCGAAAATGTCAACGAAAATCCGTTCGGCAGCTCGGTGAGCAATCAGCCCGCTCTCGACAAGATGTCCGAGATGCCGAAGCCTGTGGTTCACATGAGCAAGAGCATGCTCAATCCCCTGAATGGGGATCGTGGTGGTTTTACTCCCGGTGTGAAGATGAGCTTCCGTGAGCAACAGCTCAAGGACGCCATGCGTCTGGTTCGCTGCCGGATCGTCAACATGGATCCAAAGAAGAAGGATCTTGATGGTGAGATCCTGACCGTTGGCAATCGCTATATCGGGACGGTGAAGAAGTTCATCCCCTACGGGGAAGCCACCGACGATGGCTATCACATTCCGAAGGTGCTCTATGACGAGCTCGAAGATCGGAAGTTCCTTCACATCCAGGTGACGAAGGACAAGGTGACCAAAATGCAGAAGGTCGTGACGTCCTACGTCAAGGAATTCTCCATCGAAGTTCTGCCTCAGCTGACGCCGACCGATCTGGCCAAGCTGGCTGCTGCTCAGGCTGCTGCCGGAAATACGTAAGACTTTGACCAGGGGGGTCCATAATGCCGGTTGCAAATGGCGGTGGGGCTGAAGTCCTAGCCGATGATCTGTTCGATGCTCTCGTTGCTGGAACAGATTTCTCCATTCCGAGCCCGGATCTCTCTGGTTCAGAGTACCAAATCCCAGCACCATCTGGTGATCTGGTCAGCATTCCTACGAAGATCTCTAATCAAGATCTGACGACCAAGAGCCTAACCGGCACTGGGACGTTTGATATTCTGATGGCAGCCCTTCGGGTCCATCTCCAGAAAGAATTCGACAACAATCGGATCACTGGCGAAGAATATGCGAAGGCCTATGTGGCCCTCGTCAACAATACCATGGCATCGGCTGTTTCCTTTTTGGTTCAAAAAGACGCAGCCCACTGGCAGGCCATCACAGCACAGCAACAGGCTCTGGCTGCTCAGGCAGCCGTCGCAACAGCCCATGTCCAACTAGAAACGGCCAAGGTTCAGTTGCTGATGATGCGTACCCAGACCAAGCTGGAGGAGGCGA